GGGACCACAGGCGTTGACTCTGACTTGCTCTTTTCCTCGGTTTGAGTAGTAGGAACGAAATCAGTAGGCGTCACAAGAAGTGGCGCCGTGACCTTGAAATCATTAGCAGCCGAAACCTCGAAAGTGGTCTCGGTAGCGAGTCTTTCAGACTCGGCCGTGATGGCAATTTCCTTCCCGTCGCCGTGCTTACCCCAGTTAGACGTTCCGGCAATATACATCGCCCTGACAGTCCGGGTAGCTTTGGCATCGGCTCCTTGCCTCCCTCCGTCGCCGCCATATTTGCGGCCCTTCTGGGTAGGCGTCTCGTAAGTCCTTTTCTTAGCAAATTCCTCGCGAGCCTTTTCAGCCCACTGGTCTTGCAGATAATCATTGACCTCTTCAACAAGGATGAAGGTATTAGTGTCGCCCAGAGAACCAGTGTGAATACCGGCGAGGAACCATTGTCCCCCGCGTGATATATACAGACCAGTGCCGCTCCACCCTTCGGTAGTGCTGCACTTGTGTCCAGCCATGAAAGGGTTGCCGATTGGTGAATCGACCGGAGGACCATTGGTCCTCCAAAAACCCCCTTCTTTGGTTGCTGGGTTTCCGTATCCGCAAGCAAAAAGCTCATCGCCGTTTGTGATGACCGTGTCCCCGACCTCGCAGTATTTAGCGGGCAGGAGACTTGGCAACATTAAGGCTGAAGCCTTGGAAACATCCGAAGCTGTAATCTGGTAAATTGCCAGATCAACATCGTCCTTAGCGTACCCAGTCCTAATCAAAGGCTCGGGCAACGCTGCGAACTTCTGCTGTGGAGTTCCATGCGAATTGGCGGTACTAAAATGAGTCGCTAGGTCAGCAACGTGAGAGCACCCGTAGATGAGGCTTCGGGCTTCTCCATCGAGCTTACCCCTGACAATAACGTAAGTCCCTCCTCCTAAATAGTCGTAGGAACCTCCATTCTTGCGATAAAAACAAACACTGGACCGAAGTCTTGGGTCGTTCTTGTTGTAAACAGGGGCAGGCTTACTCGTAGCAAAGGCCATCTCCTTGACTGGCTGCTCATCCAAAACGATAGTCTTGACTGGTTTCCCGGACACCATTAAGGTGACCTTGTTACCATCTACAACTGCCGTAACGTCGGTTTTATAGCTGGGCACTTTGACAGCGCACCTCTTCCAAGCCAGACAATTCCAGATAGAAAAAGGCAAGCTTAAGAAGTTATAGCAGCCGTTATACCAAGCCCTCTCGACGAAATCCCTCCATGAATAAACAGAGTGGACGGCCACACACATGACGCTAATAAAAGCGTACAAAACGGTGGCCCAAACGACGAAAAGCAACGTGAAAAGAGCGAAATCGGCGGGAATCGAGTTGAAAAGACAATTCAGCACGCCAATAGCCGTGTAAGGAGCTTTGACAACACCGTACGCAAACCTCTTGATAAAACTGAGGAAAGCGTCCGCATATGGCTGAAAACTCAAAGCCACCCTCTGAGTGAGAGTGAGATCTTCAAACGGGTCCTCTACTGTCGGTTGAGGCCCGTT